AAGGAGGCATATATAATGCAATTCTTGTATCTATTTTAACTTTTGCAGCTTCTTTAAGTCGTATAGAACCACCAACTGCACTTATATGGTCGTTTTGGGGGGTCAATGCCTTATTGGAACCTGTTATGGCTGCATTTATATCCCCTGCACCGGCAGTTATCGTACTAGCCACTCTGGCCGCTTCAGCTCTTTCTTTTCTTTTTACATCTATTTTTGAAGGAGTAAATTTTCTTATAGAAAATATAACAAAATGTGCTTGGTCCTCACTTCCAATATTATCTGGGTATGTAAGTACAGAACCGCTCCCACCACTGAAAGTTCCTGTTGAATTAAGAAATTTTTGAGAGCTAGAATCACTACCCAATCCTTTAGTTTGGCCGGGGATATTTCCGGTGTTACCAAAATCACTAAACTTCATATTATTCCCAAGAGCTTGTTTTGCTGTAATGAAGGGAGGAGGCATTTTCTCATATCCTTATAAATATTCTTACACTAAACTATTTATACATTATGTCTTACAAAGGTAAATATATCCCAACAAACCCTTCCAAATATCGGGGCAATCCAAGAAGCATTATCTACCGTTCTCTTTGGGAACGAAAGTTTATGGTGTATTGTGACAAAAGTAAATCTATCATTGAATGGGGAAGTGAGGAAATCATTATACCTTATTTATCTCCTTGGGATGGTAGAGTACATCGATATTTTCCAGATTTTTATATCAAAACAAAACAGCATGACGGTT